AACACCTCGGATCAACCATTCTTCTCTTCGTTTATCCTCAAAGTCCTGACTATTCACATCCGCATCCTGTTGCGATATCGCAACGCTCTCCTGCTCCTCACCAGACAACATATCCACCACATTTATTTCAAAGGTCTGTTTTTGTATCATAACCGGCTTCTCAATCTGATCGGAAGGCAAAATATCAGGAAAGTCTATTTCAAAATCCATCTGCCCTGGTAGCTCTATGTATGGAATCTCCTTGGGTCTTCGTAAATTCCGGATATCTTCCACTCTATCCTCAGGCTTGACCTGTTCCAACTGCTCATCTTCCAGATATAGCATTTCCTGCAGCTGACTTTTTCCAAATGATTTGTATTCCGTTTTTATGTTGGGACTGTTTCCGTTCTCAGAGAAACGATCATTCATGGACATATAACGGCTAGCTGTGCTTTTGCTTATACCATATTCTGATTTGGCAAAATCCCATACATCTTGATAATTATCTTCTTCAAACAGATTCCGGTCCCTGACACATTTCAAATAAAATCCAATGGCAATAAAAGAACGGGCTGCCGTAGTAATATTGCTTTTAATAAATGTCTTTGCGTCCTCCAGACTGATATGACCTTCATACCAACGTGAAGGCTCTGATTTTATTTCTGCATCATTTTGGACTACGGTCTCCAACTCTTCCATGGTCACTCCTCCTTTACATTTCCAGAAACTGTTCATTTACAATGGCATCATAATCAGTATCCCTTTGAGGGAAGTTCTGGAATTGGTTTTTTTTATTAGATGGAGCTGAATCCTTTTCAATATTGTTCAAAGGAAAAATTCCAGTCCATCCGTTCATAATTGATTTATTTAAAATAGCAATACGCTCGTTTGTGGTCTTTCCTATATCCTGTAATTCTTTAATTAATAAAGTAATTGCATCATCGGTCAACGGTTTTTTTAATTCCTCTCTATAATCCATAAACCGCAAAATGGCCTTATTAAGATCCTCTTCAGGAACAAAAACACTTCTTTTTATTTCCTTTACTTTACTTTCCTTTACTTTACTTTCCTTTAGGGATACTTCCCGGGAACTATCCGAGTTTTTCCCGGAATAATCCTTGTTATTCCCTGATTTATTTAAAAATTAGTTCACTTTAATAAAGGGCTCTGTTTTTTCTTCTGGAAGAATCCAGAAACCCTCTATTTGAATAGGATTCTTTTTAGCTCGTTCTTTAACAGCTAATTGGAATCTCTTCTGTATTCCGGTTGAGGTCAAGACAGCGTCCGACTGGAAAAGTTTATTATCAAACAGTGACCGTTCCAGCAAGAATTTCAAGACCTGCATCACCTTATCTGGACTCATTTTTAAATCGTCCGATATGATATACTGAGAATCATCATTAAATCGAATATAATATCCTGATCGGTAAATCTCACACAGTAGATACAAATAGATTGCAATGCCATCTACCCCATACCGGGCCTTCAGGATTTTTATTTTAGGGTCGGAAAAAAAGTCTATATCAAATGGAAAGTAGTCGATACCCTCTTTCTGAGGTCTTGACATGGTGTGGTTCACCTACTTCCACTAAAATCCCCCGCCACCCACTGACAGGCAGCGGAGGTAAAACAGTTGGTCTTAGATTCGTGACATATAAAACCACTAAGGAAAAAATATTAACCTATTACAGTAATGTTACTTCTTATTTCAGTTTCCATATTACCAAGGTTCTCCATAAGGAACGCCTTGATATTAGAAATGGCTTCGTTCTTCCAGATTCCACCCTCTGCTTCTACAATCTTAAAGGCTGGAACCTCTTTGTCTCCTATCCGGAATACAAACTTACTGGCAGGCTGACCCACTTCCTGGAATGTGCGATATGGGATCAGCTCTACTGGATTGGGTACAATCACATCTGCTTTTGTTGCAATTCCTGTACTCATAGTTGCAACCTGGGAGCAGCCATCATCGGAGTAAGTCTCGCCATTCTTCTTCACGATATTTCCTACTGCTTTTAATACCAACTCAAGGTCCTCATTCTTCTGGAAGTTAGCCTGTAAATCAATCATCATATGTTCCTGATCGTACCACTGATCAAAACGGAATTCTGAGATCTCTGCATTTACCTCAAACAGTATCTCTCGCTCCCTTTCCTTATCAAGAGCTGACATCAGGTACACCTTAGTGGGACTTGCAATATGTATAATCATGCTGCCAGGGAATTCCTTATTACACTGGTAAATGTAATCCACCATAGATGTGAGGGTGGATGCTTTGATCCTGTCCGCCTTTGGCATCTTGTCATACCGCGTCAATGACTTAGTAGCATAGGTTTTCCCATTGATATCAAGTATTTCTGTCTTTTCTGCATCAACTCCAAGCCCTGCAATGTACTGTAATGCTTCTTTTAAATTGTCCATGTTACGGATCTCCTTCTCTAATTTGCTTCTCTTAAATTAATAGGTTTCTGATACTGCGACGTCTCTATAATCTCTCCGGTCTCTGAATCGAAGTTTCTGGGCTGAGGTGGTATTTCTTCTGTTGCAACCGGATAAGATTCCCCAGCAACCCGTACAGGCTGCTGATTGCTCCCATACTCATTCATTTCAATCCGTCCTGTCTTTAAGTCCTGTCCTATCAGCATCATTGTCTCATCTGCCAAAGGTGGGGCTAAGGAGACATTAACGCCCAGAGAAGTTTTTACATGTCTTCGACTTTTGTCAGGTTTAAATGTAAGGGTAATTGTAACCTTACGGGCCTTTTCCGGATCTGTATTTGGATCCATGATATTTCTTGCTACTTGGGCCAGGGCGAGATTGGCTCTTTCGAGCAATGCTCCACACCCCATACTATCAAGGCTGATTCCCACTTGTATTTCCTCCTTTCTACTGGATTTTATTGATTAAAGAAATCATCTTCCACACTCGTTTCCGGGCTTTCCGGCGATTCCTGAACCGGTTGCTCTTGTTCTGCTTCCTGCTCTGCAACCACATTATCTTTGGCAGCTTCTTCCACCTCTACATAATCTGCGGTACCGTCCTCACGGATCACTGCCATATCGGCATCTATGGCCTGAACCATTTCAATACTCATAGTTCCCCATTTTGAGATCAACTGTCTTAGCATGGTCTTGTGAGCCATTGCGTCGAAATCCTTATACCAGAAGGATGAATACTTCCATAAATCCTTGTCCGGTATTTCCCCTCTCTCTAATCGCTCCAGATCCTTTGCATTGAATGCCGATGAAAATTTGTCTGCATGAGACATCATCTTCTTTTTAGACCAGTACATACTATGCTCATAACCGTTATGCTCCCGGAACATGGCATAATATCCGATGGTAGGTGCTGCTTCTCTTAAGAGATCATCTTCAATTAAGGATACTTTCAACTCCTCTTCCAGTGGATCATAAGAAATCAATTCCCCTTCCTTGATTGAAATGACATGGAGTTTTTTATAAACCCCGCTTCTTTTTGCAAGCTGGATATATCCCTTATATCCCAGCTGAAACTGAGCTTCCTTGACCTCTTTCTTTTTATTATTAAATGGGACCATATAAAACTGTCCCAGCTGCGGGGAAGGAGAAAGCTTTAATGCTTCTCCCTGCAACGCTGCACTCAATATAGAAGTGTTGGTACATTCCTGCAGTGCTGGATTTGCTTGAACCGCAGATACAATACTGGAAATGAAACGGGTTCCTGCCTGCCCTCCCAAGAGTTTGTTAATCTGCTGCTTCGCGGCATCTTGAGTCAAATACATACCAAAATCCATTTTTCTATTCTGTTGTTTAGCAAGATTGTTATTAACTGCCATTGAGACTACACTCCTTTCGGTACCGGTTCAAACCGGATACTATTAGAATTCATAAAATCCTTTAACTTATCCAGTTGTTTTTTTGTTGCATGGACACGGAAGTCCAGAATATGTACAGGATCTTCTATGCTTTCCACAGCAGGCGTAGGCTGTGCTACATGCTGAGTCTGTATTGGACGCGTAGAAGTTACCGGCACTTTACCGACGGTAATTACCCTGCTTGTCTGAGCCTGCATGGCAGCTTCGCGTTCTGCCTTTTTACGAGCCTGTTCTTCCTCATAAGCTTTGCGTTTCTCTTCTGCAGTTTCCAAGCGATTCCTTTCGGCCATAGCTGCCCCTATGTCATAAGTTCGAATAAACACTTCTTTCATATCTCCTGCAAATTTACTATCAACTTCATTGATAATAGCCAGGCCTTCATCAACCTTCTGGATCAGAGCCAGTATATCCTCTTTAATCGATTTCATGGTTGTAGAGGCATTGGCATACTCTGACTTAAAAACTCGGTCAAAAGGTAGAATTGAAGAAAGATCATGGATATTCTCTTCGTAAAACTCCTGGACCTTAGCCGTCTTTTCTTCTCTTAATCGCTGCTCGTAATCTTTAACCTGAGTATCAATATTATAAATGGCCTTTTGGACAATTCCAGTCAGTTCTTTAATCTCCTGGCCAAACTGCTCATCTGGTTTTAGAAGTGCCTTTCGGACCTCCGTCCTCTTGTTATTCAGTGCATCTACGAATTTATTAAGCTTTGCCCGATCTGCTTTTGCAGCCTTTATCGTGTCATCCGTATAAACTGATGTTTCATATTCCTGAGCTGATACAGCAATTTCTTTTTTCAACTCCTCAAAGTTCCATTCAATTTTTTGCAGGAAGCTGTTTTCCTGTGGATTGTATATTTTTAATTCCATATGTCCACCTTATATCGCTGGAAGAATAAGATCTGGCCGCCGTCCTGATTTCACACAATCCCAGAATCGCTTTTCAGCGTTAACCAAATACTCAATATCTTCCTCCACGTCCTTTCTATCAATGAAATAATGCTTTGTTATAATACTTAGTTCTCCGCTCCATTCACTTTTTAGCTGGGCTTTTAACACAGCAAATTCATAACCTGTCACAGCCAGATAGTGGAGAACCTGACAAAAATAATTATCAGGTATTCTATCCTTCCACTTTTCCCTTTGCAGAGACTGAAGGAGATTGCTTGTCTTAATCTCTAAAATTCCATGTCTGCCAAACTGATCAACCAATTCTCCATCAAGGGAAGCATGTAACCAAGGAAAGTCAGAGTTTAGGAACATATTATTATCATCGTAGATAACCTGATATTGGGGAAAATCAAGAGAAAACAACGCTCTTAAGCACTCTTCTGCTTTATTTCCATAAATAACATAGTCATTTTTTGAGATATCCTCTGGCTGACGTAATCCTGACTTTTCTTCCCATAGTTCCACATTGGACTTGTAAGGATTCATGCCTACACAGGCGCTGGCGTCAGATCCACCAATGTGATTTTTTCTGGCCTGCAACCACTCTTCTCTACTGCTAAGAACCATCTTCTTAACAGACATTTTGCTTCTCCTGAGTATGATATGTAATCTTCATAACGGAAGCCTGTTCCTCTGCCTCTGCCTTTTCTTCAATGCAACTACAATGTTCCCCAGGGTCCAGGTTTGCCCCACAATAAGGACATTCATTAGAATAAGCCATCTTTAAACCTCCTATTTTAATCCCAGTTCAATACTTACTAATTCGCAAATAGAGTCCAGAATTTCCTTTTGTCTCATAGGATCGTTTGATTCCATGACTTTTAGGGAATCAATAAGCAAGGTACAAATACCTGCAAAAATACCGGAAGCCGGTCCAGCAATGGTTGTAGTAACTTCCCCCTCTAATCCTTTTTCCTTACTAAAGATAAGGCATATTGGTTCTTTTGCCTCTTCTCTCAACTTATCTGGCATAGCAGCCAATAAAATAGCTTTTAACATTTTTTCCATCTTGATTTTCTCCGTTTCTCTACGTATAATAGAGATGAAAAGTTATTATCAGTTTCTTTGATCCCTTGGAGTTACCGCTCCTTGGGATTTTTTCTTATGTAATCTTTACAGGTATACCGCCTGCTCCGTTCCGGGCAACGATTGCGGTACCGACACGACTTACATGAGTAGGTAATCATTTCTCACCCTCTTTCACAATACCTCCAATGTGCCACAAATTATAAAAATTAACATTATAGCTCCTATGGCAATCAATCTGCTGACAAGCCATTCTACCCAATCCATAATGGGGGGGCGACTGCCATCCTGAAAATCATCCAGATTTTCAAAATATCTCATGGTATTCCTCCTTTCTGGAGTTAATCACCGCCGGTTATATCTTAAGCTTCTCTCCTTTCTACTAAATGATATCTTTCTTCAAAATACTGTTTTGGTACCCGCCCGAGCGGAAACCTCATATAACCCTTTCCTTCAAGCTCATCGTTCAACGCACGAACAACCTCCGATGCTTTAGTACGACCACAACCAAGTATAGTCATCACATCCTTAATTGTGTAATATGACAGTGTCACCATATTACTAAGACCAGGCTCAGTTTTTTTCTTAGTTGCTCTTCCTTTTGGCATCCTTATCCCTCCTTACTGTTTTTTATAAACCAGATCTTTAAGCTATTATGAATTACAGATAATTCATCAAATGTAGCTATAATCTCCTCCAGTATTGGCATTTCACTTTCATCAATTATTCCATCTACTGTAATATCAATTAGACTTTCCTTAGTCTCCTTCAAATCTCTGATTGCTCCTAATGCCCGAAGAACAAGTCTGTCCAGATCACCATCTATTACTGACGGCATATCTTTTCCCAGAGGGCATTCATTCGTACAAAAATGATTACATAAGTTTGGTGCATTATATGTATCTGCCATAATTAGCACAGCTTCAGGCGAAGGGCGACTTGAGCCCAGCTCCCAACTTGCAACGGTAGAAGGATCATATCCTAACATCTCAGCCGCTTTTTCCCGGCTCCTCAGTCTGTCATCAAAGATCGCTGCTTCTAATCTCGACTTACAGTAGATACTATTGGCTGCTTTCGTTGGCTTAGCTCCCATAGATTCCTACTCCAATCTGATTTAAAATTATATTAATAGCAATTCATCTCATCTTCACAATTTCTGCTATACTTTAGTTACAGGTGTTTGCCCATCGAGTACTAAAGAAAGGAAAAACATATATGAAGATTGAAAAAAGGGCACATGATATTGCTATCGCATTTGCATCTGTCAAGATGCAGGCCCGTATAAATTCAAACAATGACGATTCACAGCAAGCCATGGAAGATCAAATGTTAGAGTTTATTACGGATTACAGCTTCGCTTTTTCTAATGCAGTTACAGTCCAAGCATTAGCTGATACTCTGGCTAAAGAATAATCCATTAAATCTTTAGCAATTTTTAAGGCTTCATTGAATTCGGCTGGGTTCAGGTAGTTGTTACTTGCAATTTCCAATAACATAGGAACAACAATCTGGACTTTTGCCGGATCAATACCTTTACTCCTTTGTTCTGCTTCGATACACGCTTTTTCACTTGAAGCAAATTGTTTTGCTATCTGCTCCTTGAAATCTTCCACTTTTCCACCTCCTTTGGATTAGATACATAATAGTTTTAACGTAAGACATCACACATTCCCATTTCCGGGATATTTAGCTGCCTGCTTACTTTTGTTACAATTTCACTGGAATATTCCCGGCCATGAATCACATTACTTAAATAGATTCTTGAGCAACTCAGCGTAACTGCAAGGTCCGCAACCGAAAGGTCATTATCAATTAATGCCTTCTTTACTTCCTTACCCCATTTAGGAGTGTATACTGCCATTCAATTTCGCCTCCTTCCCGCAAACTTCCTTTACATTTGTTAGGTTGTAAGGTAAAATAAATTTGTAGTTTGGCTACTACAACATATACAAGAGGATTAATAAAAACAGGTATTGGCGATACCTAAATCCAAAGTTTGATAACTGCAACCGCTATCAGTCTTGCGTGTCTATTGCTTCTCATGGGGGAACAAGGCTCACAGGTACGAATGATAATCTTTTGAGGGCTTGTCTACCTCGGTTGCATAATGTTGGAGAGTTCCGGGTTAGTGACCCGGCATTTGTTGTATCCAAAACTACAAATTCATTTTACATTTACCATTGTAATGCGTTCAAATGCATTTGTCAATGCTTTAAATGCATTTTAATGAGTTTTTATATTGAAAGGGGGTTCCACCTTGTTTTATGATCAATTATTAAAACTTTGCGAAACAAAAGGAATTAAGCCTACTCCACTTGTGAAATCGTTAGGTATGAGCACAGGTTCTATTAAAAACTGGAAGGAAGGTACTCTTCCTAATGGAGAAGCATTAATGCGTTTTTCTGAGTTTTTCGGTGTTTCTATAGACTATTTGGTATATGGAAAAGAAACATCAAATGTTAAATCATTTGATCATCCAGTAGATTTATCAGAAGATGAAACAGATTTATTATTATATTTTCGTAAATTACAAAGAAAAGAACAACGAGCTGTTTTAGTTCAAATGGAAAATATGATAAATCAAGAGAAAGAACAATCTGCAACTAAACAGGGAAAATACTTAGCTTAGAGTGGTACCTAAGCAGCCAGTATTAAGTTGGCCGTATTCAAAATAGGAACAATTTACAAGGGGAAGCCCTGATAAAAGATATAACGGAAATAAACAGATATCCATATATAAATATGGGAGAATAGGCTCATCATCACCATAAGGTCTTAATGCTAAAATAATGTGTTCCAACGAGCAGATAGCAGAACGATTTAAAAATAGAATACTGATAAATTAAATAGACTAAAAGGGTGGCGCAGGCTGCCCTCTTTTAAAATACTAATTACCGGGGGGATACCATGCAGATAAGTGATATAAGAAAGGAATTAGAAAATATTATTATACTGTACCAAAAATACGAGGACAGAGATTATAACGAATTTCTAAAGAATGAAGTCTACAAAACTGAGTGGAGACCGAATTCATTTATTCGACTAAACGATTTTCAAAAGGAACTGTATGCTCAAAGGAAAGGTCTAAAATCTGAGTCTGCTAAACTATGGGCAAAGAATTTATATATTGCTGTGAGGAATTATAATAAAAGTTTTACATCTCATAAAGAACCGAACCTTGTATATAAAACACTGGCTGATGAATCCCACTTATTGACTCCAATGGTTTCTGAGGATACTACACATTACGAAGTATCAAAAGAAACGCCTAATTCCAAAGAAATAGTTCTCAAGGTGCCTGATAATGAGATTCTATATAAAAATGCTGAAATCGAAAATTTAGCTGTACACATTCCTACCATTAAAGATAAGTATTTATGTGTCATTTCAGTTTCGGATAATATAAAGGAGTTGGTCGAAACCCTATTGTTATGTGAAAAAGATACATTGCAACCTCTACCAAAAAATTATAAATTCAGGAAACCACAGAAACATAATCTAATAATTCGCTCAAATAGTCATCACAAGGATTTACTGATATTGAGTGAGGATATGAATAGGATGAGCGAGATCATAGAGCTGTTGATTTCTCTTAAGGCAGATCCTAAAAAAGGACAAGTTGATGACAAATATCCAACTTATTCTTTAAGAAAGCTTAGTACCGGAACTTTTGAAGTTTTTGTTACCATCTACTTGCCAGTGGCATTAGAAATTACAACTTTTATTTTTGTTGTAATTGATGAAATCAGGAAACTCAAAGAACGCCAACAGAATATTAAAAACAAAAAACGTGGACCTGATCTTAGTCAGACGACAATAATCTCCCGATGTTTAGATAATGCCGAAAAAGCTCTTGCCATCAATCCAGAAGATGAATATGCTAAACTAGTAGTCAAAAAATGTATGATAAACACATTGAAATACCTAAAAGATAATAAAAGCGGTTCCATAAACGGAGAGGAATATAACTTACCAGAAATATCAAACTCAGTATTAGATGAATTAATCCTGGAGATTGAAGAATTAACTAAAAATGGAGATGAATAATGCCAGCTTATAAAGAAGAAAACGGTACATGGACCGTTAAATTCAAGTACAAGAACGCCGCCGGCGAAAAAAAGCAAAAAACAAAGCGAGGTTTTGAACGAAAAAAGGATGCAGATGCGTGGGAATCTACATTTAAATCCCAGTTCATTAAATCTTCCGATATTCCTTTTGATTCTTTTATTATAAAATATATGGATGATTTAGTTCAGAATGAAAAAATAGAAGTAACGACGGCAGTAAGAAAAGAAAATATGATTGAAACAAAATTAGCTCCTTTTTTTAAGAAAACACCAATAAATCAAATTATGCCTATTGATGTGCTTAACTGGCAGACCTGGGTTCGTCAAAAAGGCTATGAAGAATACGATGAAGAATATGGTTACTCGGATACATATCTCCGCACTATAAACAATGAGCTCTCAGCTATGTTAAATTACGGCCGGCGCTATTATGGGCTGCCAAACAATGTTGCTCAGTTAGCTGGCAGTATGGGATCATCTTCAGCTGATGCAATGCAAATCTGGACACTGGATGAATATAAGCTTTTTAGAACTCATGTTGTAAAGACTCCGGCCAGAATTGCTTTTGATATCCTTTACTGGAGTGGAATTAGAGAAGGGGAATTACTTGCGCTGACGCTTGCTGACTTTCTACCAGATCACCAGCTCGATGTGAAAAAGAACTTTCAAATTGTCAGAGGTGAGCAGATCATTAAGGCACCGAAATATTATAGTGTGCGATGCATTCCTATTCCAGAATTTCTATATGATGAGGTTATGGAATATGCTGGTAAATTGTATGGTCTAAAACCAACAGACCGGCTCTTCATGTTCACCGGCTCTTATCTCCGAAAGGAAATTAAGACAGCTGCAGCATCCGCTGATCTGAACGTAATAAGGGTACATGACCTACGGCATAGCCATGTCAGCCTTTTAATAGAAATGGGATTTAATATTATTGTTATATCAAAACGTGTAGGTCACAAGGACGTATCTGTCACGTTGGATACTTATGGACATCTATACCCAGGTAAAGATAAAGAAGTCGCCCTGGGTCTCCATAGTGCCAATGCAAACGGACTTGTCTCTGGTCAAGGAACCATGGAAGCACAACTATACAGTTTGATGACAGAAATAAAATCATCGTTACCTGCTATCAGTACCACTTATGAAAATGATGATGTCATTGTATGGGATTGCAGAACAAAAAGGAAAAACATTATTTCTTTTCAAGACCTGCCTACAATGCTAACCCTAAAACCTGACCCGGAAGCAGCATATGAAACAATAATTAATGAAGGTTATCTGGAGCTGACACCTGACACCATACTTTGTTTCTCCAAACGTGGAATGCCTACCCAATACCTATAAAAAGATATACATTTGACATTCAGGGTGTCATTTGGGTGTCACTTGGCATAAAAAAGTTCGGGAACCCTTGTAAATACTAGGGATTCCCGAAACTGTTTGTTATTCAAACTCAATCGTAGCCGGCGGCTTCCCCGTACAGTCATACAACACCCGGTTCACGCCCTTCACTTCATTTACAATCCTTCTTGTCACAACCCCCAGAACCTCCCAAGGAAGCTCTGCAGATTCCGCAGT